CAACTGCTGAAGATTGTATCTTGGGCGCTAAAGAAGCTTACACGAAGTTCCTAGATATTGATTCCAATCTACGCTTCAGGACAATCAATGGTTGGGATGTCGATAAGCTTGATGCATTCCTGACCAAGAACCCTGCTGATGTAGTCGTATTGGATCAAATAGATAAGCTGGAAATCTCTGGAACTTACGATGGTCTGCATCGCAAGCTGGGCGCTTTATACCAATCTGTCCGAGAACTCGCCAAGCGGCATGAGTGTGCAATCCTTAGCGTTACTCAGGCTAGCATTGAGGCTGATGGGCGCACTCGCATTGAAGCCAGCATGATGGCCGACAGCAAAACCTCAAAACAAGCTGAGTTAGATCTGATCATCGGCATCGGCATGGCTGCATCTACAGGCGATAGCCCTGACAATAGGAGGTTTTTAAACCTGTCTAAAAACAAACTTTCCCCATTCCACGGCATGATCAACTGCACGATTGAGCCACTAATTTCGAGGTACTCCGTTTAATGGGAAAACGCTCTAACTTCGAGCGCAAGCCACGGGACTTTTATCGAACGCCGGTTGAAGCCGTGGCTCCGCTTATTCCTTGGATCCAAGATGTTCAGACCTTCTGTGAACCATGCGCTGGTGATGGGGCGCTAATCCGCTCTATCTCTGCCATCGGGCTGCAGTGTGTATCAGCTTATGACATCGAACCGAATGGTGCTGGGATTGATATCCATGATGCCCTGCTTCTTGATGAGCATCATTTGAACAATGCTGACTTAATCATAACAAACCCGCCTTGGGACCGAGCGATATTACATCCGCTTATCGCTCAGTTATCTGACCTCAGACCCACATGGCTGCTGTTTGATGCTGATTGGATGCACACACGTCAATCAACTCAGTTCCTGCCACGACTACGCAAGATCGTCAGCATCGGCAGAGTGAAATGGTTCGATAAAACTACCGGCAAAGACAATGCCTGTTGGTATTTATTCGACAAGCCTCGTCACAATCCTGCCCGATTTTACGGGAGACTGTAATGAAAATCCTTGTGCTAGACCTGGAAACCACCGTGCAAAAGATAGCAGGAAAGACTGACAATTCCCCCTTCAACCCTCAAAATAAATGCGTGTCAGCACACTTCGGCTGGCTAGGCTGGGATAGTGTAGAAGATGTTACTAACCTTGTTTTTTATCACGATGATTATCCTCACCCTGATGACCATAAGTCGCTAGAGGATGCCTTGAAAGAATGCGACCTCGCAGTCCTCCAGAACGCTAAGTTTGATTTCAATTGGCTCAAAGCTATGGGCTTCACGCTTCCTCGAAAAGTATATGATACGATGATTGCGGAATATGTGTTGTCCAAAGGCCAGCGCAGACCGTTATCATTAAAAGTAATAGCGGAGCGCCGGGATGTTACCCGCAAGAAGAGTGACCTTGTTGATGAGATGTTTCACGCTGGTGTCGGCTTTGAGCGCATGCCTTTGGAAATCATGCTGGAATATGCTGAAGCAGATGTAAGATCCACTGCAGAGGTGTATTTATCGCAGCAAGATGACTTTTCCAAACCTTCCCATGCAAGCCTCGTTCCTGTCATAGACATGATGAATGAGATGCTGTTTTTTTTGGTCGATATAGAGAGTAACGGCGTACAAGTAGATCAAGATGTTCTGAACCAGGTTGCAGACGAATTCAGCGCAGAGAAAGCTGTCCTGTTCAAACGGCTAAATGAAATCGTTGAGCAAGTCATGGGCGATACTCCAATCAACCTCAACAGCGGTGCGGATCTCACGAAGGTTATTTATAGTCGTATGGTGATTGACCGGGACAAGCATAAATTGGCGTGGAACATCGGCATGCAGCCGAATGGCCGACCAATGATGCCACCTCGAATGAATAGATCCCAGTTTGTTAAGACCGTTCGTGAAACAACACGGGTTGTCCACAAGACTATGGCTGTATGCTGCCCGGAATGCCGGGGCATGGGAACTGTGCAAAGAATGAAGAAGGGCGGTGATCCTTTTAAAAACCGCACAAAGTGTCCCTCCTGCATTGGAGCCGGGGCTTTGTATGAAAGCACAGGCCAAGTAGCGGGGCTAAAGCTTAATCCCAGCAACTCATCATCTTCATCGATCAATGGCTTTAAAACTGACAAAACTACAGTGGCAGAGTTAATCAGTCAGGCGCATGATAAGAATAACCTCATAGCAGTTGAATTCCTAACTAAAAGCAGCCGTTTGAGTGCGGTCACCACGTATCTGGATACCTTCGTCGATGGCATCAAGAACTGGACCCGACCAACCGGCACTCTGCATACTAATTTCAATCAGTGCATCACTGCTACCGGGCGTTTGAGTTCATCTAATATCAATCTGCAGAACATGCCTAAACGAGGCTTTCCGATCCGCAAGGCTATGATCAGTAGGTTTGAACACGGTACGATAATTGAAGCTGATTATTCCGGGCTTGAGGTAGTCGTGGCGGGGGAACTGAGCCAGGATAAACAGATTATTGCGGATGTGCAAAGCGGCAAAGATCTGCACAAACAGACCGCCTGTATAATCAATCAGTGTGAGGTTTCCGCTGTCAGTAAAGAGATGAGACAATCCGCAAAAGCATTTAGTTTCGCCCCTCTTTATGGGGGAACTGGAGGAGGTCAGAAGGATCATATAAAGAACTATTTCACAGAGTTCTTCAATATTTACAGTGGCTTGAAGGCATATCATAAGAAGCTCACTGATGGCGTTTTGTTGGATGGTCATATCCAGACCCCGTCCGGTCGGCAGTTCTGCTGGGAGGATGCGAAGCGGCTCGGAAACGGGCGCATAACCAACCACACTCAGTGCGTAAATTATCCTGTCCAATCGTTTGCAACTGCGGATGTAGTGCCGCTGTCTTGCATCCGGGCATTAAGACGCTTCAGGGAATTAAGCCTACAATCTAAGCTTGTGCTTACCGTGCATGATTCAATCGTAGTAGACTGCCATCCTGATGAGCGGGAACCGGTTCTAGGCGCATTAAGATGGGCTATGACCGAGGTTGTTGATGAGATCACTGAGCGTTGGAATTATACGTTCACTTTGCCGCTAGAAATAGAGATTTCTGAGGGCAAAAACTGGCTAGATCAGGTTGAGTTGGATTGACACTACGCTACTAACTATGCCATAATACAAGCTCACTAATAGAATTATTATAAGGATTCAGGATGACTGATCTGATAAATGCCGAAGCCGCTCTCACCCCCGAAATGGAAGCGTCTTACGCAGCATTAGCCGCCTCGCTAGGGGCTGGCCCGAATAAAAGTACAAGCACTCTTGCCCGGTTTCCGGTGCTTTCAATTATGAGCAATGAGGATGACATGCAGGGCAATGCAATCAAGCCTGATCCAAGAGGGAAATTTTATCTCAAAGGATCAGAGAAGCTTGCGTTTGCAGTGAAGGCAACCTTCAGACCACTCTCTCATCATTATCAATTTATACACTTTGATGACAGCGGTCTGGTCAATAAAAGTCGAGCGGTTATCGAATTAAAAGAAGAAGCCCGTGACATGCTTGGCACAATCAAATGTGGGAGACCTGCCTGGACAGCTATTCTAGAAATGGATCGTGAGGAAAAGAAGCGTTGGCGGGATATGCAATTTCGGCAGGTCCGGGGCTTGGTCACAATGAGCGGCAAGACTGCGGATGGTGAAGAGGTCGTGTATCAAAACACGCCCTGTATGCTGCAGCTTCGCAATTCCAATTACGGTGGATTTAAGAATTCGGTGCAGGACAGAGTTCCGGTTGGTCGAAACCTGTTCGATTTTAATGTGGAGTTGTCCAGCGAACGAAACGTAAACGGCAGCGTGAAGTGGTATACTTTTAACTACAAACCTGACTTTGCGAACCCGATACCTCCAACGATGGAGCTTTTCGAAACTCTGCAGATGATCAAGGACATGGTTGATAAAGAGAACGAGTATGTAGATGAGGCTTACTACAAGGCAATATCAGCCGGTAGCATTGATGCCCAAGCGATAGCAGCTATTGCACAAGTCGAGGATAGTCTGGACGATGACCTGACTGATGCTGCGTAATGAGCATCATTCACGATCTTTCAAATGAGCAATACCATTCAACTGCGGGTATTAGCTCCTCCGCAATTAAAACAGTCTTTAAGAAGTCGGTAGCCCATTGGAAGGGCCAGAAGATTACCAAGACTTTGGCTTTTGAAATGGGTAGCGCCGTTCATGCCCTGTTGCTTGAAGAATCTCGTGATTTAGTCGTGAAAGGGCCAAAAACCCGTGTTTCTAAAGCCTTCAAAGAGCTGGAATCTAAGTTAACGCCTGATCAGGTAATCCTCCGTGAAGTTGAGTATAACGTAGCTCAATGCATGGTAAGGTCGGTCTTGAATAATCCGGTCTGCAAAGCGGCACTGCGGCATAAAGATCGACTAAATGAAGTCTCCCTATTTGCAGACTGTCCTCGCACCGGATTAGCACTCCGGGCAAGACCAGATCTTGCAATACTAACCGAAGGCACGTTGTATGACGTAAAAACAACTCAAGACTGCACTCCCAAAGGATTTGCATCCGAAACGTTCCGGTATGCGTATCATATACAAGCAGCCGCATATATTTTCATCGCACAACTCTGCGGCTGGGATGTAACCCGCTTCAAGTTTATTTGTGTCGAGAAGGCAGCACCATACGCCAGCCATATGTTCGAGGTCAGCCCCGAATTGCTAGCTAAAGCCACTGAGCAAATGCATCATACTCTGGACATTATTGCCGCCGCTCAAAAGAGCGGCAACTACGGCACGGGCTGGGGTGACTGTACAACTTTAGAACTACCTGTATGGCTATAACAACTTCGTCGGCCAAGCAAAAAGGCCGTAAGCATCAACAATGGGTGCGGGATTCAATTCTCGCCCTATTCCCCACAACCTTAAAGAGTGATGATATTCGCTCAACAAGCATGGGTTGTGGTGGAGAGGATGTGACCATGTCTCCGCTAGCCCGAAGCATGTTTCCGTATTCTGTCGAATGCAAGGCTCACAAGTCCTTTGCTATCTACAAAGTATTGGAACAAGCAGCCAGCAATTGCCCCAAAAATGCAGAACCTATCGCAATAATTAAGGCAGATCGTCAGAAGCCTCTGGTTGTTGTGGATGCCGAGCATTTCTTTGGATTGGTGAAGAGTAAGACAACCCAGAATTGGTAAAGAGTAGGACATCCAATGTCAGACGATGATTATCCCGCTAATACCGTATCCCTGATCCTAGAGATCAAGGATGACGGCCATGTGCAAGTCACGCTTATCGGCAGTGTTGGCGAAGGCATGGATGAGGAAGATTCCGACTACTACATGAATATGATGTCTGGACTGCAGGAGAGCCTGCCGCTTTTAGCAGACCATTTTGCAGAAGTCGGAAGCAAGACCCGTGAATTGGAATTTATGCAAGAGCAAGAGGAGGGAGACATCTGCTTCGAGCCAGATGATGAACTGCTTGAAGCCATTGAAGATAAGAAAATCATTGAATTTAAAAAGAGACTAAATTGATGCATCTTTTTGATAAAAGCGACATGAAACCCAATCCAGATTTAGACACAAAGATGGTCGAAAGACCCCCACACTACAATCAAGCAAAAGTAGAATGCATCGATGCAATGGAAGCTATGGCTGAAGGCACGGATTTACCTCCGCACCAAGCTTACTGCTGGCAGAATTCTTTCAAATACCTCTGGCGGTTTCCTTACAAGCACAAGTTTGCGGCGGGACAAATACAAGATCTGAAAAAGTGTCGTTATTATCTCGACCGACTGATTGCCAAGATCGAAGAGGCCCAGGAATGATAGATAATCCGACCTCGTATCTTAAAACGCCTTTGGAAAT